ATGAGAATAATACATCTCGCTGATGTTCACTGGCGAGGACTTTCTAGACATGAAGAGTATCGTGAATCTTTTTCAAAGTTTTTTAAGATTGCGAGAGAGCTAAATCCAGACGTTATTTACGTTGGTGGTGATATTGTTCATAGCAAGACACAGGGAATATCTCCAGAGCTGATAGACAGTCTCTCTTGGTGGTTTTCCAGCATGGCTGAGATATGTCCAGTTCATGTTATACTTGGAAACCACGACGGGCTGATTCACAACAAAGGGAGACAAGATGCAATCACACCAATCCTCTCTGCGTTAGATAATTCCAATATTCATCTTTATAAAGATTCAGGAACTTATTCTACAGGTATTCCTGGATTTAATTGGTGTGTTTTTTCTTGCTTTGATGAATTAGGGTGGGAAAATGTCAAACCTGTTGATGGTGAGATTAATCTTGCTCTATTCCACGGAGGTGTCCTGGGATCAAAGACAGATATTAATTGGGATATTGAGGGAGAAGTTACAGTTGATTTTTTTGATAAATATGAATTTTCTCTCTTAGGAGACATACACAAACTTCAGTTTCTAGACGGAAAGAAGACAATAGCCTACCCAGGATCAACTATCCAGCAGAATTACGGTGAAGATCCAGGCAAGGGATTTCTATTTTGGGAAATTGAAGATAAAGATAACTTTACTAGTACGTTTTATGAAATACCCCATGACCGACCCTTTATTACAATTGACTGGCAAGGTGATTTAAGTAAAACACTCGAAAGTGCAAAAAAGCATTCTAATAAAACAAGATTTAGAATTAGATCACAAAATCCAATTTCTCAAGAAGATATAAGGGCTCTTCAGAGAGATCTAAAGAGCCTTAAAGATGCTACAGAGGTTGTCTTTAAATGTGAGAGTAGCTTTGATTCTTCTCGAATAAAGTTAAAAAAAGGAGAGATTAAGAAGAGAGATCTTCGTGATTCCTCTACACAAAAAAGATTAATTCGTGAGTACTATCTTAGCAATGAAATATCTGATGGCATGCTTTCTGAATTTGATTCACTTATTGCAAGATACCTTTCTCAAATAGCTGAGACAGACTCTGTGGTTAGAAATATAAGATGGAATATCAATAAATTGAAATTTGATAACACATTTGCATACGGAAATAGCAATATTATTAATTTTGATCACTTACCTGGAATAACTGGAATATTTGGTAAGAATGCCAGGGGAAAGTCAGCAATTGTCGGATCTTTGATGTATGGACTTTTTAATACAACTGATAGAGGGTCTATTAAAAACATTCACATTATAAACAATAGAAAAGATAGCTGCTGCGTAGAGACAGAAGTTACTGTCAATGGAGATAGACACAAAGTAGAAAGAAAAACAATAAAGCACCAGACCAGAAAAGGCGATGTCTATGCTTCTACAGCAATGTCTTTTCTAAGATTGGGCGCAGAAGGTGAAGCTGATAAAGATCTTTCTGACGAGCAGAGAAGAAAAACAGAAAAAATATTAAAAAGATCAATTGGTTCATCTGAAGATTTTCTAATGACATCTTTAGCATCCCAGGGCCAGATGAATACCTTTATTAAAGAAAGGGCAACTTCAAGAAAGATGATTTTATCAAAATTCTTAGATCTAGAGGTCTTTGATAAGATGCATGAAAAAGCCAGGGAAGATTCATCTGAGCTTAGAAGCCAGATTAGAAATGTTCCTGATATTGACTGGGATGCCAAGATAGATGATTTAAAGTTTAAACTAATAAATAAGAAAAAAGATATTGAGACAACAAATGAAAGACTTAGCTTGATTAGAGAAAAATTACAGCAGATTAAGATTGAGCTTGCTGTTTCTGATAACCCAAATATAGTGACAACATCAGAGATAGAAAGACAATTGATCAGCATAGAATCTCTAAAAGTCAGCATAGATAGTCTCCTAGAAGAAAAAGAATTATTATTAAAAGATATTAATGAAAAGAATGGATTAATTTTAAAGATAAGACTTGCCAAATCTGACTTTTCAATTGAAGACTTTAAGAAAAAGCTTGAGTTTCACAGAGAGCTAGAGAAGAAAGTACTTTCTATAAGCTATGAATATGAAAAAGAAAAGGTCACCCTCGATGATCAGAAAAAGTCCATTAAGATACTTTCTGAAGTCCCCTGCGGAGATCAGTTTCCAAGTTGTAAGTTTATTAAAAATTCTCATAAAAATAAGTCTTTAATAGAAGACCAGATAAAAAAAGTTAAGTCCCTAGGGAGTGATCTAAGAAAAAATAGAAGATTTCTAAAAGATATGAATTTAGATGAGATTGAGAAGAGCATATCTAAGTTTGAAAGTCTAGAGAAAAAGCAAGTTGAATCATCTCTTCAGATTTCTAGATTACGTGTTTTATTGGGAAATAAAGAAAATGAAATAGAGTCTCTTAACAATGCACTAATTACAAGCTCAGAAAGACTTGAGGATATGAAGGCTAGAGTAGTTGATGATGATTCTAGGGATATATCTTCAAAATTAAAATCAAGAATTGTGACGCTAGAATTACAAATAGAAAAATTAGACAAAAATAGAACAAGCCAAATTGACAAGATTACCAGAATTAAGGTTGAAATTTCTAGGATAACAGGACAAAGATCTGAATATGAAAAGATAAAAAATCAACTAAGAATTTATGATATGTTTATACAGGCAGTCTCTAAGAAAGGTATACCCCTTCAGATAATGATGTCTCAGCTTCCTGTTATTAATTCTGAAATTGAAAAGATCTTACAGGGTGTAGTTGGATTTACTGTATCTCTTGAAGCTGATGATGAGTCAAACTCTATGGATGTCTATATTGACTATGGAGACTCCAAGCGGATTATCGAGCTAGCCTCGGGAATGGAAAAAATGATGGCTTCACTCGCTATAAGGGTTGCATTAATTAATGTTTCAACACTTCCCAAAACCAACATGCTTATTATTGATGAGGGGTTTGGAGCATTAGATGAAAATAATATAGAGGCCTGCGGAAGACTTCTTATTTCACTAAAGAAGTGGTTTAGAAATATTTTAATAATATCTCATGTTGATGCAATTAAAGATGTTGTTGATAATTCTCTTGATATTATAAAGAAAGAAAAGGATTCCTACGTGTGTCATGAGTGATTCTATTATTACTGACGAAAGTAAAAAATTTAATATTGTGTCTATCTATTTTGAGAATAGAGATGGCTTTGTCCCAATATCTTGTCCTGTTTGTAGCTTTCTAATGAGAGGGTCTAGTGACTCTGAGTCTTATTTTAAATTTAAGTGCTGTTTTGACTGTGATATGAAGTGGGCACAGTCAAGAAAAAAGGAGTGGGAAGGTGGATGGAGACCCACAGATGATGAAATTAAACAAGAGATTTATCAAAGGAAGAAAATTCCACCAGCATTCCATCTATGAACACCATATTTAATATTACTTTTAGGAGTTATTCATGCTTTCTATTGATGAAATTAGAGCTATAGGTCAAATTTGTGATACGACATGGGGAAGATATTCGACCGCTTCCTCACCAACAATGTCAATCAAGACGACTCTCCAGGGAGATAAGTTGACCACTACATACACGACTGTTTGTCATCTTGCCTCTGATAGAGATCTCAGGGGGCAAGTTGCAACAGTAGCAGATGAATCTGTTCAACTTACAAACGACTATATGAAAAATCTGAGAAAGGAATTTAAGAGTATGTCAGGTCGTGCTTTAAAAGTAAAAGAAGAATCGACTCAAGATAGCATTGAAATGCTAACAACATCTCCCCACACGCCAAGAAAGTCTGCTTATTATAGAAGATTTACAACATTTACGATTGAATAATGGCTATAATCAACAAGTCAAATCAGATAAAGGAGATAATAAGATGCGGAAAGGATCCTACTTATTTTTTTAATAACTACTTAAAAATTCAGCATCCAGTAAGAGGGCTAATTCCATTTGACACCTACCAGTTTCAAGATGAGTGTGTTGATACATTTATAGAAAATAGATTTTCTATAGTCTTAAAGTCAAGACAGTTAGGAATGTCAACTCTCGCTGCTGCTTATGCTGTCTGGCTTGCCCTGTTTCAAAAAGATAAGAATATTCTTGTTATCGCGACTAAGCTAAGTGTAGCACAGAACTTTATATCTAAAGTTAAAATAATGATAAGAAGTCTACCTGCATGGCTTGTTTTACCGCAGATAGTAACAAACAATAAGCAGCTTCTAGAATTTAGTCATGGATCTTCAATCAAGGCTGTTCCAACCTCAGAAGACGCGGGTAGGTCCGAGGCACTTTCCCTGTTGATTATTGATGAGGCAGCTTTTGTTAGAAATTTTGATGAGCTCTGGATGGGACTTTACCCTACAATCTCAACCGGTGGTCGAGTTATTATACTATCTACACCTAATGGTGTCGGTGGACAGTACTACAAGCTTTATACAGATGCTGAAGCCGGCTTAAATGAGTTTAAGTCGATTAAGCTTCCATGGGATGTTCATCCAGAAAGAGATCAAGAATGGTTTAGCAAAACGACAGCAAATCTATCAAAGCGACAAATTGCTCAAGAGTACCTTTGTGACTTTGCATCATCAGGTGAGACCTTTCTTTCAGATGATGATATTTTATTTTATAGAAATATGTCTTGTTCTCCCAGGGAGAGAGCAGGTGTGGATAAAAACGTCTGGATATGGAAATATCCATTGACCGAGCACAACTATATTATGACAGCTGATGTATCTCGAGGTGACTCTAAGGATTATTCTACATTTCACATAATAGATGTAGATGAGGGCGAGTGTGTAGCAGAGTATAAAGGAAAGATACCACCTGATAGATTCGGAGAGCTTTTAAATGAATTTGGATTAAAATATAATAATGCGCTTATGTGCCCAGAGAATAATAGCTACGGGTATGCAACAATTGTTAAGCTTAAAGAGCTCAAATACCCCAGGCTTTACTATAAGAGAAGAAAGGCTGTCTACGTAGGAGACTATGTTCCGCATAGTGAGTCTGATATTGCTGGATTTACAACAAGTGGAAAAAGTAGAAATGTAATTTTAACCAAGCTAGAAGAAATATTAAGAAATAAGCAAATTAAAATATATTCCACAAGATTTTGTGATGAGCTTAAGACATTCATATGGAAAGGACAAAAAGCACAGGCACAAAGGGGATATAACGACGATCTTGTTATGAGCATGGCTATAGCCATGTGGCTCTATGATGCTTCTGACAGTCATAGTAAATCCTCTAGCGTTCTCAATGATGCAATGTTAAAAGCCATGAAAAGAGAAGCTAAACCATACGGTGACCTCCCAGATGCGATTCTTAACAATAGACCATATAACTCAAATTCAAGAAACCCAAATGCTGACACATCTAATAACAACAGAGAAATAAAAAGTCGTGAGTGGGGAAATAGAATTGAATTTAACCCAGAGTTTGACTGGATGTATAAATAGAGCTGAGGTTGTAAATGGCTAAAAAAGACTCCGAGAGCCTGTTTAGAAGGCTGACACTTCTTTTTAGAAGTGGTCCTGTTATTAAGAGAAAGGTCCGAGACTTTGAATCGGGATCAAATACTTCATCTGCATTTGAGCTATTTAAAAAGACTCAGAGTCATGTCTATAGCACAGCTATGAGTGCTTATGGTACTTATGATAGAATGGCCAGATATTCAGATTTTAGCGAAATGGAATACACACCGGAGATAAGCTCTGCTATTGATATTTACGCTGAAGAGACAGTTTCAGCTGATGAACTAGGAACTGTTCTACATATTCATTCTGAAAATCCAACAATTCAACGACTTTTAGAAGAAGTGTTTTATGATACTTTAAATGTTGAATTTAATCTAACTTCTTGGGTTAGAACTCTCTGTAAGTACGGTGATTTTTTTCTGTTTAATGATGTTTCTCCGGAGCATGGTGTCATCAGCGGCTATCCTATTCCTGTTAATGAGATAGAAAGAGAAGAAGGGTATGATCCAAATGACCCAATGGCTGTTAGGTATAGGTGGGTCACTCAGGGAAATCAGGTCTTAGAAAACTGGCAAGTAACACACATGAGAGTCTTAGGAAATGACGCATTTCTTCCCTACGGTTCATCAGTTCTAGAGTCAGCTCGAAGAATATGGAGACAGTTAATTCTCATAGAAGATGCTATGTTAGTCTATAGGATTGTAAGATCGCCTGAAAGAAGAGTTTTCTATGTTGATGTTGGAAATGTCCCGCCAGAAGAAATACCAAACTACATGGAACAGGTTCAGACTACTTTAAAGAGAGCCCAGGTCGTTGATAGAGATAGTGGAAGGGTTGACTTAAGATACAACCCGCTTTCTGTTGATGAAGATTACTATTTGCCCGTTCGTGGATCAGATACGGGTACAAAGATTGACACGCTTGCCGGCGGGCAAAACACAACGGCAATCGAAGATGTCGAATATATTCAGAAAAAGCTTTTTGCTGCACTTAAAATCCCAAAAGCTTATCTAGGCTATGATGAAGGTCTCGGTGCAAAAGCAACTCTTTCTCAAGAAGACATACGATTCTCTAGGACGATAGCTAGAATTCAAAGAACTGTAATAGCAGAATTAAATAAGATAGCCATAATTCACTTGTTCTCTAATGGGTTTGAGGGTGAGGATTTACTAGATTTTAAGCTTCAGCTTTCAAATCCGTCGACAATAGCCCAGCAGCAAAAGCTAGAGCTCTTTAGATCAAGATTTGAAATAGCTGGAAATGCCATGAATGTTGCAGGAATGGTCAATAAAGACTGGATTAGAAAGAATCTTTTTTCAATGACAGATAGTGAAATATCTGAAATAAACTCTGGATTGGTTGAAGACAAGACTATGGAGCTCGAGTTAGAAGCCATTCAACTACCAGGCCAAGACAGCGAGGTGGCAGGCGGGCCCGATGAATTAGGCGACCTTCCGCCTGAGCCGCCACCCCCACCAGATGATGGTCCCCCCCTTACAGCAGTCGATGCTAGAGTGTCTGCTAGTGATGGTTTAATGGCTGACGCTGATATTAGAAAAAAAGAATATGATCCAGGATTCAATCTTCTTTCAATTGAAAATGAAAACTCTCCTATAGTTGCTCAAAGCAGAGTTGATAAATTTTTAAGTCTATCTGAGTCTACTATTGATGAAGAGATTGAGGATGATGATAAAGATGAAGATAGTGAGTCAACTGAGCTTGAAAGATCTATTCTCAATAGAAGAAGAAAGCGACATTCTGGTGAGACTGCCAGACATGCAACAAAGAGAATTCATACCAAAAGGGCAAATGACTCCATAAACAACCCAGATGGAATGAAGCTCCTTTCTCAAGAGATGAAATCAGACATGAAAGCTCTCGTCAATCCTATGGGAGAAGGATCTTTTGAAAGTGAATATGATATATCAGAATTTTTAGATAAAAAGATAACTCAGAATGCAAAAATGAATTCTCAGATAAGATCTACATTAAAATCTCTTGGGAACAACCTAAGTAATACAGGGATCCTAATGTCAGAAGGAAACTTAGACTCAATTGACGAGGCATGATTTAATGACAAAGTCTCATAATAAAAAAAGAAATATTGGAATTATATACGAGCTTTTGTTACGTAATATTTCTAGTAACCTTATAGCTAAAAGGGTTGACGAGGCTCAGCAAACACTTGATCTTCTATCTAGTAGATTTAATAAGAGTAGCGAGCTCTATAGGGAGTTTAGGCTCTTTAACGCTTTGGCAAATGCTTCAGTTAGTGATACTGCAATTGCTGCTGGTATTTTAGCTGAAGCTAAAAAAGCTGCTAGAAGATGCGATTTAAAGAAGCTTAATCATGAAAAGTCTATGCTTATAAGAGAGATTAATCATGCCTTAAAAGATGATGACTTCTATCGTAGAAAGATTAAGAACTATAGAAGCTATGCTACAATCCAGACTCTTTTAAATGACTGGAGGGCAGGTGATAGTGCCGACTTATCAAGAGTCATAAAATATGAATCCCAGGTTGTTCAAAGACTTCTTGAGTCAAAGACAGAACCTGTGGATATTTCAAGCCTTAGTGATCCAGGTATCGACAGTCTTGTTGTCAAGATTATGGCTGAAAAGCTTAATGCTAAGTATGGTGACTCCCTTAGTGAGAGTCAGAAAGACATAATAAGGACTTATGTTTTTTCAATTAGTGAAGACGGGGGAGACACCATTAGAAAGAAGCTTAGTAAAATTAAATCTAGTGTTCTTAATGAAATGAAGACGCTTAGAGAAAAAACAGATAATAAAGTTCTATTGGAAAAAATAGAAGGTGTTAATCAAAAAATAATTGATCAAAATGTTGATCAAGTTGACGATAATTCTATCTCTAGGTTTTTAACAATTTCAAGACTTAGAAAAGAAATTCTGGAGTCTATAAATGAGTAATAGTTTACAGTTATTGACAGAGTGGATGCCACTTTCTTATGATAAGGGTCTTATTAATGAATCCAAGATGAGAAATGGTGGAAAGATAATATTAAAAGGAATATTGCAAAAGTGCAATACATTAAATCAAAATGGAAGAATTTATCCTGAGTCTATTCTTTCAAGAGAGATTTTAAATTATCAAAAATTTATTAAAGAAAATAGAGCCCTAGGAGAATGTGATCACCCAGATTCCTCTGTTGTTGAGTTAAAAAATGTTTCTCACATCGTTAGAGAAGCATACATGGATGGAGAAAACGTTGTTGGAATTGTTGAACTTCTAGACACACCTGCCGGAAAAATTCTTCAGAGCTTAGTTGAGTCTGGTGTGACACTTGGAATTTCTTCTCGAGGAGTTGGCTCTACTAAGGACAGTGGAGCAGCTCAGGTTGTTCAAGAGGATTTTCAGCTAATATGCTTTGATATGGTGAGTGAGCCCTCTACACCAGGAGCATTTATGATGTCTGAGTCAAAAAATCTAAGAAGAGATCTAGATAGAGTTTTTACTCAGACAGATAAGATTGATAGAATTTTTAATGATATTCTAAACTGGTAGGAGAAGATATGTCAAAGCTATCTAGATCTGTTCTTAAGGGAATTGTTAAAGAATGCTTAGTCGAAATTTTACAGGAAGGGCTAAGCACTGAATCATCAATGACTCTATCAGAGTCTAAAAGATCAGGATTTTCTACAAACAAGGCTTCCCGTATACAGAATAGAAGGCCCACATCGCTAGACAGGATATCTTATGGATCTGCTGCAGGTGAAAATTCTCTTCCTAAAAATAGAAAGTTTGAGTCAAATATTAAAAAAATTACCGAGAACATGACACAGGATCCTGTTCTGTCTTCAATACTCGCTGACACAGCTAGAACAACACTTCAGGAGCAGTCAGGGGCCGAGACAAAGGGTCCGTCTGGGACTCTTCTTCCAACAGCAGCTGCTGGTGATACAGCATCAAGAGTAGCTGCGTCTTCAGACCCTATGGAGATCTTTTCTGAGTCTGCTGGAAAGTGGGCAGAGCTGGCTTTTTCTAACAAGATGCCTGGAAGATGATTTAGATAATTTTATTTAAGTTAGTTATTTTTTTTAATTAGCTTGATATGTATTGATGTTATATTAGGAGACCCAATGGCTAAAACAAGAAAGCTTACACCCGGTGTATTAAAACGGATTATAGCTGAAGAACGTTCAAAATTAGCTTCTGAAAAAAGAAGACCAAACAGAGCTGCTAAAAGAAGTGCAAGAAAGCCTGCAAAGGCCAATAGTCGTCAAACACTTCAGAATATCAATGATGCTCGCCGCCTTCGGATTGCTGAGGCAAGATTGAAGAGAGCACTTACTAGAATATCCAAGCAGAGAAGAGTACTTAGGAATAAAATTAGTAAGGAGCTCTAAATGGCTGAATCTAGACAGACTACAGTAAATCCTGGTATTCCTGATCCAAAGCAATTTGGAACCAGAAATCAGAAAAATCTTAAGGCATCTTTTGGAGGTTCACCTATACTTTCTGGAGAGTATACAGATGAAACCCTTAGATCACTTTATGCTGATCTGGCCTTAGATGGAACAGTTTTAAACGGTTTGGGATTTAGTAGTTTTGATAGAGACTTCTCTGATGCTCCTAACCTAGCAGATGTTCCCACAGGTGGCGGAGGTCTTCCTACAACACCTCACGTTCCAAATGTTACATCTCCTGGTCCCGGTAGCGTTTTTGCAAGTGATCAGGCTCCTTATGCAGGAGAGCTACTAGATCCAGGTGTTGAGTTTGGATCAGGCTTGGGTGCGATGGTATCTCCAAATGTTACTTCTGAACCTATTTCAAGTATCGGATCTGAAGGTGTTTTAACAGTCGGATCATATATAATGGGAAGATCATTTAAGGGCTCTGACGGTCAATCGTAATGAGTTCACAGCAGGATTTAACGGGTCCCTTAGGGGTCATAAATCCTGCAGCGGGTAGAAGTTCTAATGCTGGCGGTGGATATGGTCGCTTACGAGGTTCCGGTCGCTCACCAGCAGACGGATCAGGTGAACCGAGGCCCAGACAGGGACACTTTCCATACACAGATCCTGTTGTTAGTTTTTCTAAAGAAGAAGAGATTGAATTTTTTGATGATGTCTTGAGTGATGATGATATTGATTCTTTCGTTGCTAAGATTCTTTCTGTAATTGCACCCTCTGATCCAAGTAATAGAGCTGATAGAGCGTCACTTGTTAGTAATCAACCATACGGTCACACTGGACTTAGTGAGAAAAGGTTTCATAAGGCTCGAAATGGTCCTGCACCCTTTTCTTTTGACTTCCTTTATCCAGGAGGCTTTTCTGGTCCCGCTTTGGGTGGATCTTCAACTGATGCATCGATGACTACTGGGCCAGGCAGTATGGGAATGAGAAGTACACCCTACGGCACTCAGAGAGCTCCGATTCCTTTATTCGATGATGATGAGGAAACTTTTTCTTATTTTGATATCAAGGAAAAGGGAACGGGGGGGCTTTCTGACCTTGAGAATGTTAAAAGACAACAAAGAAGAGTTCTTAGAGTACTTGATGAGATAGATAGTGACCTATAGAATAGGTTTTTTTAATCTTACAGTAATATTTATTTTGGATGAGGTTTAAAAATGACAACGTCACTTTATGATGAAGCAATAGCAGAGGCAAAGCAACTAAGAGATGTTGCTGAGCAAAATGCTAAAAACGCTATAATTGAGGCTGTAACGCCTAAGATTAGACAGTTTATAGAAGATCAGCTTTTAGATGATAATATCAAGGATACTTCCAGTGAAGAAGGTCAAGATGTTTTATCTGAAGCGATCTCTGATCTGCTGTCGCCTGATGATTCTGGAGGAGAGGAGGTCGTCATCGACGAAAGTGCTCTTTCTTCTTTAATTAATCTTCTCGGTGAAGGAGATGATATCAATCTATCTTCAGATGGTGTCCGCCAGGCTTTAAAGGAGTCAGCCGGAGGTCTAACAGCATCTGAAAGACAGCGGCTTACTTCTGCTGCTAGCAAAATAAAGCAAACAGCAAACAGTTTGTCTTCTAGGAGAATAGATATAAATGAGACTACAATGGAGAATTCTATAATGTCAAACAATAAGAACGATGTTCTTTATGAGGTCGACCTGGACAGCCTTTCCTCACTTATTGAGGAGGCAGATGATGGCGATCAAAGTGGCGCTCGACGCCGTGGTGCAGAAGAAGGAATGCACTATGATGAAATGGGTGATCCAGTAGATGAAGATGATCATGAACCACGAAAAGGGAAAGGACGTTCTATGAGAATGGATGAAAAAGCTTTAAAAGCTGCGCTTAGAGAGGCAGCAATTGTTATGGATCTCGGCGATGATATTGATGCAGAAGCTCTTCAGGATCTTCTTGGATCAGCTCTTGGTACAGCCCAGCTATCTCTTGAACTTGGAGAAGAGGCTGGCGACGAAGAAGAGCTAGATCTGGACATGGACATGGATATGGACATGGACATGGACATGGATGACATGCCTGTTGATGAGCCTGTTGATGATGCAGAAGAGGTTCTAGATGAGGTTTATGAGATAGACCCAAGGATGCTTAAATCTGAGATAGGAAGGCTTAGAAAAAGTCTTGCTGAGGCTGCTAGCGGCCTCCATGATGCCAAGGGTGGAACAGATTCAATGGAGTCTCATTTCGGTGGTGCCGGTAGCGCATCAGCCGGACTTAAGAATGTTTACGGCGGAAAGGCCGGTAAAAAGGGTGATGATTTTGGAGGCGGCTCTCGTAGCGGAGACGTTCTAGAGTCACCTCCCGCTATGAATAAGCTTGCTGAGGTCAGAAAGCTTCGTAGAAAATTACAAAATGAGGGCCGCAGAAATCGTGCTCTCCAAGGTAGGCTCAAACAATACAGAAGTGCTGTTGAAACACTTCGTGAGCAGTTGACAGAGATGAACTTATTTAACGCAAAGCTTCTTTACGTTAATAAGCTTTTACAAAACAAGGGTGTTACACCTTCTCAAAGAAAATCTATCATTGAGTCAATAGACGGTGCTAGAACACTAAGAGAGGTAAAACTACTCTATAAGAGCCTGACTGGCTCAATTAAAAATAAGCCTAATAGGCTTTCCGAGTCAGCAGCGAGAAGAACTCTCGGCGCTTCCTCAAGGGTAACAAGACCTGGATCTACACAGACAGAGTCAGGTGCCGCTGAGGTTACACGCTGGGCTAAACTCGCTGGGCTTAAGTAACAAAAGATAAACTGCTAAGGAGAAAAATAAAAATGGCAAAATCTTTCACACTAAATCAGCTTACGGAGGGTATCCGTAACAGAAACGTAGGTGCTGAAGGCATGCGATTGGTTGAAAAGTGGACTCGAACAGGTCTTCTTCGTGGTCTTAGTGACCACAGTAGAGAAAACATGTCGAGAATGCTCGAAAACCAAGCAGCTCAGCTTCTTCGTGAGTCTAACTCACTTTCTACAGGTGCCGGTGCTCTTACAGACTCCGGTGACATTCGTGGATTCACCAACATCGCTTTCCCAATCGTTCGTCGTGTATTCGGCGGCCTGGTTGCAAACGAGCTTGTTTCCATTCAGCCCATGAGCCTGCCTTCCGGTCTGCTCTTTTATCTGGATTACACCTACGGTACTAATATCGGTGGTGACTCCAGTCTAAGTGCTGGAACTAGAACAACTCCTGGCACCACAGGTGAATCCGGAGCAGCTACATATAAAGCTGGTGACTCTATCTACAACTCACCAGTTGGTAAGGGCGTCCGCTCTGGTTCACTGGCAGTCGGTGGTCAATACGACCTTGTCGGCTCCACATACACTAGAGTTCACACCAATTCTGTTGGTTTGACACTTTTGGCAACAGGCGCTTTCAACAGCGGCGGTTCAACAACAACCACACTCACAGCTGGTTCTTACTGTATGGCTACAGGTACTGATGGAAAGCTTCTTCAGTTCGATCCTCAGATTACTCAGCTCATTGAGGATGGTTCTGCTAGCCGCTCTAGCGGTGGTTTCCAGTTCCACGTGTTCTCTTTTACATCAACTAAGTTCGCTAATATGGACACCGGTGCTGCTAAGGATGTCTCCATCTATCTTGGAAATGCTTCTGAAGTTAAGTGCTCACCATCCATGGGAGAGATTCAGGGTGGTACAAACATCGTTAACGTTCGTAGGCTTAACCAGCTCGGAACATTTGTGAATGACAAGTTCACAGCTGATCCCCTTGTTAGCCCAGGTGATACAAATGCAGCTCTGCTGACTGTTGTTTCTGGTGGTCATGTTTACGATAACGCTCAGGCCGGAAATGGTGATGCGGCATATAGAAATAGTCTATCTGCTTCATACGCACTCACAGCCAACCTTAACGTTGACTCTGATGACGGCTCAACTCTTACCATTCCAAGTTTCGAATCTAACTTCGCTACTTCACCTTCACCCATAATTCCTGAAATCGACATCAAGATCGAAAGCATCGCGGTTACAGCTCAGACTCGTAAGCTCCGTGCTCGCTGGTCTCCAGAGCTTGCTCAGGATCTTAACGCCTATCACAGCCTTGACGCTGAGGTTGAGCTTACACAGATCCTCTCCGAGCAGATCGCTCTAGAAATCGATCGTGAGATTCTTAACGACCTACTCGTCGAGGCCGGTGGTGCTAACTACTACTGGAGCCGTATGCCTGGTAAGTTCGTTAAGAAGACTGACGGAACTGAGGTTGAGAGATCAAGTACACTTGCTGCTGGTCCCGCTTTCACGGGTACAGTCCGCGAATGGTACGAGACTCTCGTTGAGACCATTATCGACGTTGCTAACGAGATCCACAGAAAGACACTTCGTGGTTCCGCTAACTTCATCGTTTGCTCTCCCGAAGTTGCAACAATCTTCGAGGCTTCTGTGCTCTATAAGCCAAGTCTTAAGATTGACGGCGACGGTCAGGTCGGTGCCCCCTTCCAGCTCGGAGCTTCTCCGGTTGGTACGTTGAGTAACCGCTTCACAGTCTACAAGGATCCCTACTTCCCACGGAATAAGGTCCTCGTCGGTTACAAGGGCGGAAGTTACTTGGAGACAGGCTATGTCTATGCTCCTTATGTACCGCTCATCGTCACTCCTACAATCTTCGCACCAGAGGATTTCACACCCCGTAAGGGCGTGATGACTCGATACGGTAAGAAGATGGTTAGAAATGACTTCTACGGTACAGTTACAGTTATGGATATGAACGTCATCTAATCTAATTAGAAGACAAGACACCTAAGGGGCGGCTTTCGAGCCGCCCCTTTTTTTTATAAACTATTGATATTTTGATCTTATAATCTATCTAGGGAAAGATGATAATATCTCATAAGAAAAAGTTTATATTTTTTAAACCCATTAAGGTTGCAGGGTCAAGTGTTGAAGTTGCCCTAATTCCTGAATGCGGACCAGAGGATATAATTACAGGATCTGATTATCTCAATGAGGTCAATAGCAACTTGTATGACTACTCTTCTAGAAATTGTACAGAGGTTATAACTCTTTATGGTGAGGATGCAAAGAGATATCTTATTCTAAAGAAGCGATCAGGAGTTTTAACAGACCCGCCGATCACAGATGATATTATTAGAGAGTCAAATGAAATTACATGGCAAAGAAGGCTTTTTGACTCTCACGCGTCTCCCGTTGCTTTTCAGTCTTTATCTGATAAGTTTCAAGATTGTAATTCATATTATAGGTTTACCATAGTTAGAAACCCATGGGATGTTCTTGTTTCGTATTTTTGGTGGTGCTTTTCATCATATGAGCTTATTTCTCCAATAACAGGTGCTACAGTAACTGAAACTTTATCAGACTTTGAGAGGACCCGATGGATGCAACCCAGTCCGGATGACTCGAAGAGAACACTGATGACTAAATTTTCATCATTTTTAAAGCTTGAAGAGGAGACAGTCGATCAGCTAGGATTTCCAAAAAGTGTTCAAATGCTAGACCACATTTCCAAAGTTGCTATGGAGTTCTATCAAGACGGATACATGAATCGAGTCTTAAGGTTTGAAAATCTTCAGAGAGACTTTGATCAAGTGTGCGATAATTTATCAATGAGAAGAGTTAGTCTACCTAGACTTAAGTCCAGTATTAGAAAGAGTCCAATGCACTATTCTGACTATTATACAGATGAATCAAGGAAATCTATTGATAGTACTTTCGGTCAAATTATAGAAAAGTTTAAATACTCCTTTAAAGATCCGACATAGTCTATATTTATCAGTAGGCCCGGCACATAGCATAAAGACGAACCCACCGTCGTGTCGGAATCTTGTGGACACTCATTTTTTATAAAGGAGAATAATTATGCCAAAAGTAAATATAACCGACAGCAAGGGTCTGGTTCA